TTGTGGTCGAGCTGCCGGAAGATAAAGAGAAAGCTCTCAACATCGCGCTGAACAAGATTTCCGGCGAATGGGATAAGGATAAGCTGACACTCCTGATTGCTGACCTGCAGAGTGCAGACTTCGATGTATCGCTAACAGGCTTCGACCCCGCCGAGCTGGATGATTTATTCAAGGATAGTATCAAAGACGGCATTCACGACGATGATTTTGATGTAGACGCAGAGCTAAAGGAGCCGCCGATCAACAAACTCGGTGATGTCTGGACGCTCGGGCGGCACCGGCTAGTCTGCGGAGATTCTACTAAAGCGGACACCTTTGATTTGCTGATGGCCGGAGCGAAAGCTAACCTCGTCATCACCGACCCGCCCTACAACGTCAACTACGAGGGCAGCGCCGGAAAAATCAAGAACGACAACATGGAAAACAACGCCTTTTATAACTTCCTGCTTGCCGCTTTTCAGAACATCGAGTCAGTCATGGCGGATGACGCCAGCATTTATGTTTTCCATGCCGACACCGAGGGGCTTAATTTCAGAAGAGCCTTTTCGGATGCCGGTTTTTATTTGTCCGGCTGCTGCATCTGGAAGAAGCAGTCACTGGTGCTGGGCCGCTCTCCGTATCAGTGGCAGCATGAACCGGTGCTCTATGGTTGGAAGAAAAACGGAAAGCATCTGTGGTACAGCGGGCGCAAGGAAACCACCATCTGGGAATTTGACAAGCCAAAGAAGAATGGCGACCACCCGACCATGAAGCCGATTCCGCTACTGGCATACCCGATTATGAACAGCAGCATGAGCAACACGCTGGTACTCGATCCCTTTGGCGGCAGCGGTTCTACCCTCATCGCATGCGAACAAACCGACCGCTCCTGTTATACCATTGAGCTTGATGAGAAATTCTGTGATGTTATCGTCAAGCGCTACATCGAGCAAGTCGGCACGGCGGACAAGGTAAGCGTGCAGCGTGATGGTGTGCTCTACTCCTATACGGAGATAACCGCAAATAGGTAAACTATGCTTTCCGGCATTGCGTTAACTACACAAAAAACCGACGGATAATTGGTACAGTATTTTACACATAAATCGCATAAAACCGTTGCTATATAAGCGGTTTAGAGTGATTAATGTATGTACCGAAGCCGAATAAATTCGGCTCAAAGAAAGGTGGTTTGAAAAATGAAACTAAACTACAATGTTACAGGAAGCAAACGCAAAGCACTGGTCGGAGCAATCAGCACGGCGCTGGGCATACCAACCAAATACCTCGGAGCACCATCCTTTGCTTACGAAATTGGCGGATACCACATCGACAAGGACGGAACGCTTACGGGTCCTGATAACCTTGACTTGGAGGATTCACTCCATCAAGCTGGTTTTGATGCAGACGGCGAAAGCCGCCACTACGATGAACCCGACACCTATGAGAGCCGGCTTGGCGGCATGGGTGCGCTTAACGAGTCTCCGGACATTGACCAGCATCATCCCGGGCGGTATGTAAACCCCAATGCACCCATTACCGACATCATGCAAAGACAGCTAGATGAGGTGATTGCCTTTGAAGACCTAAGGATGGATGGTCGTGAAGAACTGGGACTTGGACGTACCCGACATGAAAACTTTCAGGGAGAAAACGGTATGCAAGCAAGCGATGTCCCCGAACCCTATGACAACATCGGTCTGGTAATTGAAATGCCGCGCTCCTCCTTCACCGACACCGCGCTGGACAACCTCAAGCGGCTGGTGGAAAGCAAAGCGACGCTCATCAAGAAGGCACTCGGCGCAGACAGCTTGGAAATCGAGCTCACCGACGAGCTGATTCGCTTCCCTTGGTTTGAATGCATACCGGAGCCGAAGGTCATCGGCGCGACGACACGCTTTATTGAAAAGATGCTTGACGCAGCCAAGAGCCAGAAGCGTGTGACCGCTAAGGAAAAGGAAACGGACAATGAAAAGTATGCTTTCCGCTGCTTCCTCCTGCACCTTGGCTTCATAGGTGATGAGTACAAGGAAACGCGCCGGGTACTCCTTCGGAACCTGACCGGCAGTGCAGCGTTTCGCTCGGGAGCCAAGAAAGGCTTAAGCGCGGATGAGCTCGACACATCCACTGACGGCCCTACAGAAGTAGAAACAGTAAAAAATCTGCTGACCGGAGAGGAGGCGGCTAACAATGAGATTTCCGAGTAAAGAAATAGTCGAGCGCATCCAATGCCAGTTTCCTATTGGCTGCCGTGTGGAGCTTCTTCGCATGGACGACGTGCAGGCTCCGCCCGTCGGTACCAAGGGCACCGTAACCGGTGTGGACGATACCGGCTCCGTGATGGTTAATTGGGATAACGGCAGTAGACTGAATGTGGTCTACGGCGTGGATTTATGCCGGAAGATTGAAGAAAAGTAACTAAAAGGCTTGAGAACAGTGCCGGAAACGGCTCTGTATCTCGTTTAGATGGATTTTTACGGGCTGCCGATGGCGGTCTTTTATTTTGCCAATGAGGAGGTGGCAGACACGAGAAAACTGAAAAAATATGTGCCGACTAGGTTTATGGCTCCCGATTCGCTTTACGACAAGTCTGCCGCCGATTATGCCGTTGCTTTTATCCAAGCTCTTTCACATACCAAAGGTACGTGGGCCGGTAAACCTTTTGAACTTATCGACTGGCAGGAACAGATTATTCGTGACATTTTTGGAACACTCAAGCCCAACGGCTACCGGCAGTTCAATACCGCCTATGTTGAAATACCGAAGAAGATGGGGAAATCAGAGCTTGCCGCCGCTGTGGCACTCCTGCTCACTTGTGGCGACGGAGAGGAACGCGCGGAGGTCTACGGCTGTGCCGCAGACCGAAATCAGGCATCCATCGTGTTCAATGTGGCGGCGGATATGGTACGTATGTGTCCGGCACTCTCAAAACGCGTCAAAATACTGGATGCAACGAAAAGGCTTATCTATCAACCGACCGGAAGCATCTATCAGGTGCTATCCGCCGATGTTGGAAACAAGCATGGTTTTAATACCCACGGCGTCGTTTTTGACGAACTGCATACCCAGCCCAATCGAAAGCTCTTTGATGTCATGACCAAGGGCAGCGGTGATGCAAGAATGCAGCCACTGTATTTTTTAATCACCACCGCTGGAGATAACCAGAACAGCATCTGCTGGGAGGTTCACCAGAAGGCGCTGGATATCATCGACGGCAGAAAACATGACCCAACCTTCTATCCCGTTATCTATGGTGCAGCGCCAGAGGATGATTGGACAGACCCAAAAGTATGGAAGAAAGCGAATCCCTCACTCGGCATAACAGTGAGCATGGACAAGGTCAGGGCGGCATTTGAGTCGGCAAGACAGAATCCCGCAGAAGAAAACAGCTTTCGCCAGCTTCGTTTAAATCAATGGGTAAAGCAGGCAGTGCGCTGGATGCCTATGGACAAATGGGATGCATGTGCATTTCCGGTCAACCCTGATACACTTGAAGGCCGGGTTTGCTACGGTGGTCTTGATCTATCCTCTTCCACAGATATTACTGCTTTTGTGCTTGTTTTCCCACCGATGGACGAGGATGACAAGTATGCCGTGCTTCCGTTCTTCTGGATACCGGAAGACAATATTGACCTGCGCGTTCGGCGCGACCATGTAAATTACGATGTTTGGAAAAAGCAAGGATTCCTGCAAACCACCGAAGGTAATGTCGTCCATTACGGATACATTGAAAGATTTATTGAGCAGCTCGGTGAGAAATATAACATTCGTGAAATAGCCTTTGACCGCTGGGGTGCTGTGCAGATGGTGCAGAACCTTGAGAGCATGGGTTTCACAGTTGTTCCGTTCGGTCAGGGCTTCAAGGATATGAGCCCTCCCACAAAAGAACTGATGAAACTAACTCTTGAACAGAAACTCGCCCACGGCGGTCACCCGGTTCTGCGCTGGATGATGGACAACATCTATATCCGCACCGATCCGGCAGGCAACATTAAAGCAGACAAGGAGAAATCCACAGAGAAAATTGACGGCGCGGTTGCCACCATTATGGCGCTTGACCGGGCGATACGATGCGGAAATATTACGAGCGAAAGCGTGTATGACTCACGCGGACTGCTCGTTTTTTGATTGGAGGTGAATGCCTATGAACATCTTTCAAGGAATATTCAAAGCACGTGACAAGCCTAAGGATGCCCTTGGCGGCGGGCGCTACGACTTCTTCTTTGGGAGCACAAGCTCAGGAAAGCCGGTCAACGAACATACTGCCATGCAGATGACTGCGGTCTATTCCTGCGTGAGGATACTTTCCGAAACACTGGCGGGTCTTCCGCTTCATGTGTATAAGTACAACGACAGTGGCGGCAAAGAAAAATACCTGAAGCACCCGTTATATAAGCTGCTCCATGACGAGCCAAATCCGGAGATGACTTCATTTGCGTTTCGAGAAACGCTGATGAGTCATCTTTTATTATGGGGCAATGCCTATGCGCAGATTATTCGCAATGCTAAAGGCGAGGTCATTTCACTCTATCCGCTGATGCCAAACAAGATGACAGTCGACCGTGATGCAAACGGCCGGCTTTTCTATTTATATCAGCGCAGCTCGGAGGACATACCCTCACTCGGCAAAGACAACCAGGTTTATCTTGCCCCTGCCGATGTCCTGCATATTCCGGGCTTGGGCTTTGACGGTCTGGTTGGCTATTCGCCCATCGCAATGGCAAAGAACGCGGTAGGCCTCGCAATCGCCACAGAGGAATACGGAGCTAAGTTCTTTGCTAATGGTGCCGCACCGGGCGGTGTGCTTGAACATCCCGGCACGATTAAGGACCCGCAGAAGGTCAAGGAATCTTGGAATGCCGCCTACCAAGGTTCAGCCAACTCACACAGGGTGGCCGTGCTCGAGGAAGGCATGAAGTATCAGCCCATAGGGATTTCACCGGAACAGGCGCAGTTTTTGGAAACACGGAAGTTTCAGATCAATGAGATTGCCCGTATTTTCAGAGTGCCTCCGCATATGCTCGCCGATCTTGAAAAGTCGTCCTTCAGCAACATCGAGCAGCAGAGCCTTGAGTTTGTGAAATACACGCTCGACCCGTGGGTGGTGCGCTGGGAGCAGTCCATGTGCCGCGCCCTGCTTTCCGACAGCGAAAAACCGACAGTATTTATCAAGTTCAACGTAGACGGACTCCTGCGCGGCGATTACGCAAGCCGCATGAGCGGTTATGCGACCGCAAGACAAAACGGATGGATGAGCGCGAACGATATCCGTGAACTTGAAAACCTCGACCGCATCCCTGCGGAACTTGGCGGCGATCTTTACCTTATCAACGGTGCAATGACCAAATTACAGGACGCGGGTGCGTTCGCAAATTCAAAAGGAATGGAGGAAACAACCGAATGAAGAAATTCTGGAACTGGGCGCGGGATGAAGATTCCGGTGTCAGAACACTCTATCTGGACGGCACAATTGCCGAAGAGTCATGGTTCGACGACGATGTCACCCCTAAAGCATTCAAAGCTGATTTGAATTCCGGAGAGGGTGACATTGTTATTTGGATCAACTCTCCCGGCGGCGACTGTATCGCTGCGAGTCAGATCTATGCCATGCTTATGGATTACAAGGGCAAGGTTACCGTAAAAATCGACGGCATTGCGGCTTCGGCAGCAAGCGTTATCGCAATGGCGGGAACCGAGGTGCTGATGGCCCCAACAGCCCTCATGATGGTGCATAATCCACTGACCATCGCAATCGGCGACAGCGAGGAAATGCAGAAAGCCATAGCTATGCTGGACGAGGTCAAGGAAAGCATCATCAATGCCTATGAAATCAAAACCGGACAGTCCCGTGC